CATACTTACCTTCGTGTTCTACTACGTACTTAGTCAGATTGAATGAACCAAGTAGACATGCACCGTTGGGTGGTAGTGGTTGCTCACCGCATGGGTTTGTTGCAGCAATCTTTTCTGCGTACCACAGGTTGTTCTTCTTATTGATACGATCAATAAAGAGGATACCAGGCTCTGCCCAGTCCCATGTAGAACGTAGGATCTGATCCCATAGTGCAGTAGCACTTACAGTTTTGTAGACACGTCCATCAAACTTCAGATCAAAGTCTAAGTCTTCTTTCACAGCTTTCATAAACTCATCAGTGACACCAACAGAAATATTAAATTGTGTTAGTGTATCACTGTTGTTCTTTGCTGTGATGAACTCTTCAATATCAGGATGATCAACACGTAGTACACCCATCTGTGCTCCACGTCTGTGACCTGCTGATGCAATGGTGCGACAGACAGCATCAAAAATACCCATGAAAGATAGAGGACCAGAGGACTTACTGTCCAATGATTTAATCAAGGTGCCACGAGGACGCAGTGTACTAAAGTCATAACCAATACCACCACCTAGACGCATAGTCTCTGCTGCACGTCTTGCTGCCTCCATGATACCGTCCATGCTATCTTCAATAGTCATAGACACAAAGCAGTTGTAAGGTGTCACACGTCTTGGTGCACCCATAGCTGACTGTACACGTCCTGCAGGTAGGAAACGTTGGTTGTATAAGATGTTACGAAAGTTATTGAAGTGTGATTCATTATCTTTCAGTGCTTCAGCAACACGAGTCATTGCCTCACGAAATGTTTCACCCTTACTACGATACTTCATAGCATGGATTTCTTCTGATATTGTTAGTGTTGGTCCGTATACTTCTTCGTGAACATCTTTCATCTGTTGTCTCCTGATCCTTTAAGTTTCCCACGTTTCTGTCTGTCATCTAGCTTGGCAATGTTTAGCTCAAGCACTTCTTGTAGTCCATTACCATAGATGTTTGCTAAAGCTGTAGCATAAAAAACAACATCTCCTAGTTCTTTCATGATCTCTTCACCTTTGAAGCGACTACTATCACGAATAAGTTTCTTGATCTTTTCTGCAACCTCCCCTGCTTCACCAACAAGACCAAGTGTATTCTCAACTAACCTGTCTTGCCCTTCTGTTAAAATCTTTTTCTCTACCCAGTCAGAATAGTCTGACACTTTTAATTCGTCTACAGTCTGGAAAGCTTCAAAGTATCCCATTGAATCCAGATCTTTTGCAGTCATCATTTTTCTTTTACCTCTATCTCTACTACTTCCAAATCGTCTACATCATAGATAGTGTCCTGAAGAATATCTTCAAGACTCTTCTCTATGCTATCTGAAGCAATAAAGTTTGCCTCAGGATCTAACTCTATCAGCATTGTCACTTCTAACAACACAGGAACCTCCAAGTTATATAGTCTTATTTAATTACGTCAACTATTCTTTCAACCAATCATCAGGAATTGATTTATCTGCGTACTTAAATCCGTACTTCTTACACCAGTCACCATAAGATGACTTAGCACCTTTATAAAGTTTTGCTCTACTGTTTTGAAAAACGAAACGGATATCCAGGTCAGGGTGTTGCTTCTGGATTTCACGGTGTTTGCGTCTGTCGTTTGCTACGAAGCGGCCTTTTGTCTCGATGATGATGCCGTTCCCTAGAACGAAGTCAGGTGTATACGTTCTTACTTTTAAGTCAACCCACTTAATCTTTTCTTTTTCATAAGTGAACTTAATCTTTTTAGAACGTAACTCCTTAGCAACATCATCTTCAAAACCTGAACGATAACCTGCCTTTAATGCCGCTGCGTTAAACTTCTTTCTGTTCATTGTACGTAAGATCCTCTGGAACATTAGGCTTCTTAACAACATCAACAAGAAGAACATCACCGTTACCGTAAACAAATCTTCTGGCTTCAGGCCAACACTTCTTGTTGAACTCACAGAATCCACAAGAAGGATGTAGCTTTGTATTAGGACTAGTCTTTGACTGAGGTACAGGATCAAATCCACGATCAGGTATTTCACCTGCTACCATTTCTTTGACTTGCTCTACCTCTTTCTCTTTTTGTTCTAGTTCTGGTGTGAAGTCATAGATATCAAGACAAAGTGAACCGTTGACTTTATCAACAACAAGGAAAGCCCCATGTGTTTTGTTAGTTACCAGTGGATCATCCTTAGCTGCGTACACATAAGAACTTAGCTGACTGATGTAACCGAAAGGATCTTCTTCCCTCAGGTTACCTTCAGCAAACTTCTTGAATGAGTAAGGTGATGCGGATTTAACATCCACTGTCATGCCATCAATGACTGCATCTCTGTGACCAGCTAAGTCATTAATACGCATACGATCCTGCGTTCCTTTAACACTGTGACCAGAAGCCTCAACAATAGCGAGGACCAACTCTTCTATCATGTCACCGTAGAAGAACTTCAACAAGTCCGATGGAGCAAGGGGACGTGCTGTCGCAGGTTCGTTAATCTTATACCAAAGTTTTCTTTTACAAGGACTACCAATAGAAGAGAATGACAAGTACCCTCTTGGTTTCTGTGGTGCTCTGAATCTAGAGGTAGCTGTCTTACCGATACGGTCACCCATCTTTAAGCTGATCAAGTGATCCCATCCATTGTGCCCAAGGATGGTGTCTTCCATATCTTTTATGAGTGTATCTATTTGTGCCATTGTATATCCTTATGTATATACGCCCCCACCCCCGAAAGGAAAGGGTGAGGGCGATTTCTTCTAGGGAAGGAACAGGAAAAACCTAGAAGGGGATTGAGTCCTGAGGTTCTTGGGAGGAGGTGGAAGACGAGGAACCACCAGAACTCTTTGAGTGATCTTCAAATGAAACTTTTGGCTGGGAGGGGCCATTTTCTGATTTGTAGATCACATGGTCTAGGACTTGAAGTCCAATCAAACGTGTACCAGTACCCATCTTGGTATCGTACAACTCAACTTTAACGATGCCCTCACTGCCATTGCCAATAAGACCTTTCTCTTGTAGATCCCAAGCCTTACCAGTAACATCAGCAACGATAGGTGCACCACCCATCCAATCCTGAGCACCCTTATGAGGACGATCAAAGGTTACTTTGAAACCTTCAGTTACTTCCTCAATCTTTTTTCTGCACCCAGCTTTTTGTAAAGCCTTGGCAGTCTTCTCGTCAGTGGTGACAGTGACTTTGTACTCACCATCTTTTTCTTTGTTCCACTCTGAACGGTCACGGTTGTTCTCAAACACCTTTGCCCATTCGATCTTACCTTTTACATCAATGTGTGTTGCTGGCATATTGCCCTCCTTTAATATTGTTTCTAGTACTTAGTTGTTCTGGATCAAGATGTCAATGGGTTTCTGCCCAATTTTTTCCTACGTCATACGATCCTGGTGTAGGTATCTTGAATCCTAGTTCTTTGCCAGTCTCAAGCATACACTCAACTTGAATCTGACCTAATCTTTCTGCTTCTTCTTTGGTGCCTATAACCTCCACTTGGTATTCATCGTGAATGAAACCTACCATCTTGAAGTTGATCCCTTCTTTACGTGCTACATCATGCCACCGTAAGAGGGTGTGCTTCATCAAGCAAGCTTCACCGTTTTGTAGGATACCTGCCAATGCTTTGTGTGCGTTAGGAACTTTAACCTTACGCCCATCATAACCAGTGAAGTATCCTTGTTCTGCTACGTATGGTATCAGTCTGTTCTTCAGATTGTATAAACCATCAATAGACATCTCAAATCGAGTACGTGCATCCTGTGCTTCTTTCATGTTGACCTTCAGGATCTGACCAGTCTTGGCAACACCTGCACCTAGCAGCCATGCGTAGATGAAAGTCTTAGCCATTGCCCTCGTACCATCAGGAACATCCAAAGCCTTTTTGTTGATGTTGTGTATGTCTGTCTCATCTTCTTTCTTACCAGTCATGATAGCTTGTGCGTACTGGTCAGCGTCAAAGTGTCGCCAAAGGTAGTCAGCTAGTACTCGTAACTGAATACCATCAGCATCAGTGCCAACCAACCAAGAGCCAGAAGGGACAGTCCAACAGGCACGTAGATGTTCATCATATTGTTTCTTTACCTCGTCTACTGCACTCTTTACTTCGTCATGAAAAGGCGAAGCAATGTTAGCTGTGTTGGGTGCTTTGTGTGCGCAGCGTCCAGTCCAAGCACCAATGTTAAGTATTTGTCCATGAATCCTAGAATCATCGTGACACTGCCCTATCCACTCCACCAGTGAGGAACGCCTACCATCAAGGGTCAACCACTGTGCTAGAGCTTTCGCTCCTGTGGGTGCGTCCTCAGGCAGTGTGCTAAGGTTTGCCTCTGAACAGGTGAAACCGTACTTACTCAGGTGAGCTTTCTTGTTTTCGTAGAACTCTTTGTCCATTGAAGGGATAGACTTCTTCCAAGGGTCACCAACTTTAGTACGTGCAAAGTCTTTTGCTGTATCTGTTTTGTCTACAGGATTCCAACCTGCATCCCAGAGTACATCAATACGATCCTTGGTTGAACCTGGATTAAACTCAACCCACTCATGACAAACTAATTCGTCACCATCCCTTGTAGTCAAAGCATACTTAGACTTTGCGTTGGTTACTGTAGCCATCTCTGTACCATCTTTCTTTAGACGATACTTGATGCGGTTAACCTCAGTCATCTTTGGTGGGAAGTCTGCTTGGAACTGATCCTCTAAAATCTTTTTCTTTTGTTGAATAGAGTTTAAAAGGAACTCAGCTTTGTTCTTGTCAAAGTGGAAGCCGTAGTACTGTGTACGCACTAGTTCTGCTTGAACATCATGCTCTGTTCTCAGAGAAAGTTTCCAATCATTATCCCAAATAACAGAAGAGAAATGTTCGTAAAGAGCATGAGTAACCTCGATGTCTCCATACCAGTATTCAACCATTTCATCACTGAACTTATCAAATTCATGGAAGTCTCCTTTGTGTTTGCCAAGGCGTATACCCCAAGCCTGTAGGCTGTGAGGCTTGCTTGCACCCTTGGGTATTGCAATGCTGTAATCATGTAAGCGACTGATGATGATAGTATCAATGATCTTTCTGGGATCAATCAGTCTTGGTTTAAGAAGTCTGTTTAACTGTGGTCCATCAAACGACATGAAGTTGTGACCAACAATCAGGTCAGCAGATTCATACCACTTGATGGCTTCAGCCTTGGCTACAGGATCTTCGTGACAATTATCAAAGCGAGATATCTCACCTGTTGATAAGTCCTTACCACCACACAACCAAAGCTTTTCACAGTTGTGTAAGCCCTCTGTTTCTATATCACTGATAAGTATTCTCATACTTGAAATACAACCTCCTCCAAGATAGTTGTTTCAGGATCGTAGTAGACTGACCCTGCGTTCCCTAAATTAGAGAATGGTCTGTTTTTGTCAATGATAAAGTTTGTAGTGTTACGTTCTGTCTCGTCATCTGATTCAACATTACGTTGCAGTTTGATACAGATGATGGCTTCTTCTTCAAGAGAACCTGCGTACTTGGTACGCCCATCGTCATTCACTTGAGAGATAAAGATAACACCAATGTTCAACTCCTTGGCAAGCTGGGCCATACGTGCACCAAGTGTAGTCAGTGTGCTTGTGGCTGCATCAACACCAGAGTTAGACAAGTAGGCCAGACGTTGAACGTGGTCAATGAAGATGAACTCAGCATTGAATACTGTAGCTGCTATCCTTGTATAGTCTAAGACTTTCATAGGATCGTCATGACTTTCCATAAAGAAAGTAATGGACTTATCATCACCACCCATCCGTATGGCTGCTTGCTTTACTTGCTCTTCAGTGAAGCCATTGTTCTCAGCATCCTCTTTGGTACGAACATTAGAACCTAGTTCGTAGGTAGCCATAGCACGGTAGGTTGTGGATGACATCTCTTCCATGTGTAACATGGCAACCTTAGTGTTCTGACGTAACAGACCAACCTCAAAGTATCTGACTAACTCAGTCTTACCTTGGCCTCGAAGAGCTTTGATAAATGTTAGACCACCTTTAACCAAGCCTCGCATCTTATCGTCAAGGCCAGTGTGTCCTGTGGGTACATACTCGTAAGGGTTCTGTGTATCAATGGCTTCAATGATAGCCAGGTCACCCACAAAGAAGTTGTCTGGTGAGAACCGTTGAGGTTTGAAAGCTGCCCACTTGAGATCAGCCTTATCGCCATTCATCAAGAACTCGTTGGCATCTTTCCACTTGGACATAGGTACGTAGTAAAACTTCTCAGGCATCATGCTGTAAAGTTTCTGTGCTGCTGCCTTACCTGTTGCATCAGACAGTTCACCTGCGTACACAACCATTTCAAAAGAGTCTAAGTAATCAAAGTTTTGTTTGATGAATAGCTCAGACAAAGATCCACTTGGCAAAGACTTAACTGGGTAAGACTCCTCCATGATCTCGTACAAACTAGCAGCATCAAACTCACCCTCTGTAATGTACAGACGCTTACTTGAACCTGCGTTAAACTCTGGACCAAACAAAAGGTTTTGACCTTTGCCTTTCCAAAAGAATTTCTTTTCGTGATAGCCACGATACTTAACAGCACCATTAGGATAACGGAAAGCGTAGCGTACAGGTTTATCATTCTCATCGTACTGAAGTTGAATGTTGTACATCTTTGCGTACTTAGGGTTTATCCCACGGATACCTTCGTGTCTTCCTGACTTTGTCTTGACGTTCAGCACGTCCACTCTTGGTGGTGGTGGAGGGTAAGTTGATTCAGCCCAGTCAAACTTCTTTGCAGAGTTTGGATAGCTCTTGCTACATGAGTGGCAGAAACCTATCTTGTTGTTGATGTTGTAAGAGAAAGCATCACTACTACCACAGTCTTCAAACGGACATGGTTGATGTGTGATCTCACCACTCTTACTCACTATTGCTGCTGTCATTCTGTTGCTCCTTTTCTTTTGCTGCTTGACGTTCTTCATTCGTCATCTTCTACCCCAAACTTATACTCTGTCAGATCGTCTGCTTCATACTTTATATGGTCTTCAATGAAGTCATATACAACCTGTAAGTCTAACTTAGCTGCTGCACAGTACAGCACTAGCTTCAGCCCTTCTTCCTGCAGCAGCTTGGCACAATTACCATCCAAGTGGAACTGATAGGTGGCACCACCATCCTCGTGTTCCTCTACTTGTTCTACTCCAATCATTCCAGTCATTCTTCATACATCCTTAATGCTTCCCATGATACAGGGTATAGTTTCATCATTACATCTTCGATCTTCTCAGCTACGATACGTGTCTCAGCTTGAGTATCTTCCTTCAAGCGTAGTCCACACATCTTGGCAAACGCATACAGTGTACCTGACCAGTACCACTCAGTCATCATAGACTGTGGTAGTACCATACGTGCTTGCTCTGGTGCTACACCTTCGTCTAACATTTGTTGATACCCTTTCAGTGCGGTCATGGTGTGATAGTTGATGTTGAAGTTGCTCTTCACCTCGCCCTCACTACCTTGTTTCTTGTCAGTACTACGTCCTCTCCACGTAAGGGGAAAGTAAAACTCAGGATCATCATCCACATACCTACGGCTGATTTCATTCCACGGCATGTACTCATGCTTGACTAGCTGACGTGCCACAAACACTGGAGCTTTGACATGGAACGTAGTGAACGTGTGGTTGAACGGTGACTTGTGTTTATGTTTTGCAAGGTACTTAATCAGCTTGTCATCCTTGTGTTGCAGTACCTTAGCTTCACCATTGTGAACTCGCATCATCCAATCAGACTTCTTACCAAAGCTAACTCGTGCTGCGTTCACAACTGAAAGGTCAGATCCCATGTGGTCTATGTATGTTACTTCAATCATTTTACTTTGACCTCCAAGCAAGCCACAGCTTCACCCTGGTGGGTGACTAGTACTTGTGCTTGATCCATTGCTGCAATGCAGTCTTCTCGCACTGAGTGATTAGATAATTGATAGTAGTCTATACCTTGGCTGTTGGTTACTTGAAACCATACTAGAACCCAGATCATATTCTTTCCTTTCTGTTGTTGGTCCACCCTGTAGGACTCGAACCTACAACCTACTGCTTAGAAGGCAGTTGCTCTATCCAGTTGAGCTAAGGGTGGTGTTGTTAGAAGAGAGGATACCAAACCTCTCCCTTGTCTCTCATTAACTTAGCCTCATCCAACCATCGTTTCAAGAGGTCAGCTTGTTTAAGCTTACCATCCCATTCAAGATCATCAACATCTTTCTGTAAGTCTGAGATGTATTTCTCCAAGCTTATCAGTTTTTCTTTCTCGTAGTTTAGATGTCTCATCCTTCATCCTCCCAAGCCAGTGTGTTACATCATCGTGTGGATCATCTATCCATGTGGTCTCTTCCGAAGTCAAGTTCAATTTCCTTCCCTGTTATTTGCTCAACAGCTTTAACAACAGAGTGTGCACCTTTCTCGAACCCTTCATCAAATGCGTCTGCTAGTTCTTCTTTGTCGTTGTACTTCCTGTACAGGAAACCTGCTAGAAAAGATAAGACAACAAGAAGAATAGTAACAGGTTCAGGTATATAAATATTCAATGGTACATCCTCAAATCTTTTTGTTGCTTCCAAGCTTGGAACTCTGTTGGTGTTAATCCTTTTTCTTCCATGAACTCTTGTAAATCGTAGACTGCCTCCATCAGTTCAGTGTTGGTCAACATTAATTTCTTTAGTATGTCTTCTTCATCATCATTATTTAATATTGATAATATTTTTTTATATTCTTCTTCAGTCACCACTTCCTCCTATACTTATAGTTATTACTAATAGTATATTATTATTACTGTTAATTAATAACAACAATATTAATATTACTATTAGTAATTACTTTTAGTTAGTTATACACACTCGATTTCATTTCAAGTATGACAGATTGTCTCACCTACTTTAGCATATAAAATGCCCATCCGTAAAACCCAAGACAACATACTAAAGTTATCCACTCAGCCACTCTTCTTTAGCTCCACTGATAAACCAAATGATGTGTATACTTGCCAAAGTTTACCTACATCTTGTTGATTGAAGACAGTATGGTAGGC